TTTACAAGATAGAGAATCTACAGACGAACTTAATAAAAATAGATATGAAATACTAGAGTATTGGGGCACATTAGATACAGAGTTAGCTAGAGAAGCAGGTATTGAACTTGATGATGATAGTGATGAACTAGATGAAATACAAGTAAATGCGTGGGTATGTAATGGAGAAATAATTAGATTAGTTTTAAATCCGTTTACACCAAATAGAATACCATACTTAATATGCCCTTATGAAATAAACCCTTATCAATTTTTTGGTGTAGGTATTCCTGAGAACATGGATGACTCGCAAACAATTATGAATGGTCATGCAAGAATGGCTATTGATAATCTAGCATTAGCAGGTAATTTAGTATTTGACATAGATGAGACAATGCTAGTGCCAGGTCAAGATATGAAAGTATTTCCTGGTAAAATATTTAGAAGGCAAAGCGGTATGCCGGGACAAGCTATACATGGTGTTAAGTTTCCCAATACATCACAAGAAAATTTAATGATGTTTGATAAGTTTAGACAATTAGCAGATGAGTCTACAGGTATTCCCTCTTATTCACATGGCACAACAGGAGTGCAGAGCACTACAAGAACTGCAGCAGGTATGTCTATGTTAATGGGAGCTGCAGCTTTAAGTATAAAAACAGTTATAAAAAATATTGACGATTTCTTATTAAGACCCTTAGGGGAAAGTTTATTTGCATGGAATATGCAATTTAATGATAGTTCGCCTGAAATAAAAGGAGACTTAGATGTAAAAGCTAGAGGTACATCATCTCTAATGCAAAAAGAAGTTAGATCACAAAGATTATTAACATTCTTACAAGTTGCATCTAATCAGAATCTTGCTCCTTTTGTAAGATGGCATTCTATCCTATCAGAGATTGCTAAGTCTCTAGATATTGAACCTGAAAAATTAATTAATGATCCTGAAAGAGCAGCGATCTTTGCAAAGATAATGGGGATGGCAAATGGTAACAAACAAACTGAAAGCAATAATCAACAGTCCACAATGGCCGCTGGTGGAGGAACTCCTTCAGGAGCGAATCCAAATGATATTACAGGGGCTGGTGGTGGCAACATCGGAGCAGGAGGTGTACCGACTCCAGGGGAGAGCGGCTTCGCTACAGGAACTCCTGAGGATGAGGGAACAGCTTAAATAAATGGCATCACAATACTCAGGTAATAATATGCAGTTACAATATGATCCTGAAACACAACAATGGTCGTATGTAAATGTAGCACAAACTTTTATAGACACATCTACATTCTCATCTACAGATCCTCAGTTTCAATATGGAAGTGATAATCAACAAGATGATAATGACGATGATGATGCCACAACAGACCCATGCCCTGCAGGATATCGCCTTGTAGTTTTAGAAGATGGCAGCTCTACTTGTGAGAAAATAGATGTAGTAAGAGATCCACAAGAGGGTGATAATGATACCCCTGAACCACCAAAGCGTGATCCATATAAAGATAATAAAGAATCTATAGAATCATTCTTTGAATTAAAAAATGAAGGCAAAATAGATTTTAATACTTACGATGCTAAAACTAATTTAGTAGAATATACATCTAATCCAAATGAGTCTGTTGCAGGTCAGCTATTTAATGCGTTCGTTCCTTTTGCTAGTGGTATATCTTATATAGAAAATGCTATGGATGAAGGTGAATTAAAAAGAGCAGGGATGTTAGTTAAAGATGAAAATGGAAAACAGTTTATAAACCTTAGAGTAGTTCATGATGTAATGAAAACAAAAGTTATGAATCCTGGAGTGCCTGAAGGTAATGTATTAGCAAATACACCAGGTTATTTTGGGTTACAGGATACTAACAATTATTATAAAAATTATCTTGAAAACATGAACATTAAAAAAGAAGATATGAAAGTATTTGGATCTACTGATGTAGGTATAATATTTGATGAGATGATGAAATCTGAAAATAAATTTAAACCTGATAAATTAACAAATCAAGGATTTGAAACTTTTGGAAACTCTTATTTCTTTAATGGAAAAAGATTAGATCAATCAGAAGTAAACAAACTTATACAATCAGGGGTTAATAATCCTAATGATATAGCTAATGAAATAAAAAAAGATGAAAATAAATATATTGTAACAAAACAAGAAACTAAGTCTGATTCTGATTCAGGCACAGGTGGAGGAGATCCTGTATTTATGGGAGATCCTGGACAAGAGTCGGATAGCGGAGACGATACCCCCCCACCTACACCTGAAGATATTAGGGGAACTAGGGGACCTGGTTCAGGATATCAAGCAGGAGGATCTTACCCTACACCAGAACAGATCAGAGGAACTAGAGGACCTGGTTCAGGATATCAAGCAGGAGCCTCATACACAAAATCTTCTAGTGGTGTTAAAAAAGGAACAGGTGCTAAAGGACCACCTGGTTTTACGCCAAAACAATCAAGAGCAAAGACCTTGCAATCAAATTTTAAAAATATAAGAGGTAAATAATATGGCAAATGGAATGATGAACGACCCAATGGCAGCTCCCCCACAGGGTGGTATGCCACAAAACAATATGACTCAAAGTCAACCAGTATCAATGGATGATGCTGTATTAGATATGCATTTAACAGCAGATGTAAAAAGAGCACTACAATCAAAAGGTATAGATATATCTGCAGTACAAGATAAAGGTCCGAAAGAACCTGTAATAGTAATACCAGTTTCGGTTATTAGTAATAGGTATCCTTCAGAAAGTGTAGAAGGATCTATGAAAGAGTTTATAGGCGACATGACTCAAAATAACCAACAAGTTTCTGCATCAGCGATGCCAGAAAACCCTACCCCACCACAAGGTGGATTAGGGTCACCAGCAACAATGGACAGGCCACCTATGACTACTTAGTCATAGCCCCAGTTAAAAAGAATAAGGGCGACCTGTTCTTCCACAGCACCCAAAGGAGACAAAATGGAAGAAAACAACCAAGAGATCCAAGAGCAGGATCAAACAACTGAGGCTCTTCTCGAGCCTACACCTTATAGAAATAAATATAAAAAAGATTTAGATAAGGAAGAAACAGACGATACAGCTACCGTTTCAAAGGACACATCTGATGAAGATGCGACTCCCGATGGAGAACGCCCTGTAGATGCTGAAGAGAAAGTGTTTAAGAAACGATATGACGATCTTAAACGACATTACGATTCTACTTTAGTAAAACACAAAGAACAAGTAAACTCACTTGAATCTCAACTACAAGAGAATGTTGACAAAATAAACTTACCTAAAACTAAAGATGAGGTAAATGCATGGAAAGAAAAGTATCCAGATGTTTATGATATTATCGAAACTATTGCATATACCAAAGCTGAAGAAAAAGCTAAGAAAGTTGAAGCCGATCTTAAAAACTTAGAGACTGAGCAAATAGCAGTCAAACAAGAGAAAGCAGAAGTTGAATTAGCTAGACTACATCCTGATTATCAAGAACTCAGAAAAAATGAAGATTTTCATAAATGGGTTGATGAGCAAGATGATGTCATTAAAGGTTGGTTATACAGTAATGCAACTAATGCTAAATTAGCAGCTAGAGCAATAGACTTATACAAATCAGATAAGAATATTACAAAGCAAAAAGCTAGTTCTAAATTAGAGGCATCAAAGTCAGTAACCTCTACTAGTAAAAAAGATGTAGATGCAAGTGTAAAGAAAGTTTGGAAGGTTAGCGATATTAGCAAATTAAAACCTGCTCAATTTGAAAAATTTGAAAAGGAAATAGATCTTGCTAGAAAAGAAGGTAGAATTGTCAATGGTTAATCTTTAACAATCTAATAGGAGGATATTATGGCAATATCAAAAGCGGCAGGTTACGATAACCTACCTTCAGGTAATTTTTTACCTATTATCTACAGCCAAAAGGTCCAAAAGTTCTTTAGAACTGCATCAGTCGTAGAAGACATTACTAATACTGACTATGCAGGAGAGATTGAAGCCTACGGAGATACTGTTAACATTATTAAAGAGCCAACAATTAGCGTAAGTTCATACACAAGAGGTGGGCAGATCAACATCCAAAATTTGGCTGATGATCAACTACAACTTACTGTAGATCAAGCTAATGCGTTTGCATTTAAAGTTGACGATATCGAAGAAAGACAATCTCATGTGAACTTCGAAGCTTTGGCAACATCTTCTGGAGCATATGCTCTAAAAGATTCTTACGATGAAAATGTTATAGCAGCAATGGTATCAGGTGCAGGTACAACTATCGGTTCAGATGGTTCAGGTACAGATACTGGTTTTGGTTCATCCGAAACAGATCCGTTAGAAATTTTAGCGAATGCGTCTAAAAGACTACACGGAAATGATGTGCCTTTTGAAAACAGATGGTTTCTAGCAAGCCCTGAGTTCTATGAGGCTTTAGCAAGTTCATCATCTAAGCTACTAGATGCATCTGTAACTGGAGACGCAGCATCCCCTCTACGAAATGGTAGAGTAATGGATGGTTTAATCCAGGGTTTCAGATGTTATATGACAAATAACTTTGCAGCTTCTTCAACATCAAATTACTTTAAAGTATTATTTGGTCACATGTCTTCAACTGCTACTGCTAATGCAATTGCAAAAACAGAAGTAGTAAGAGACCCTGACTCATTTGCTGATATAGTAAGAGGTCTGCATGTGTTTGGCAGAAAGGTACTTCGTACAGAAGCACTAATGGTCAGACATTTATTAATCGACTAATAGGAGGATATACAAATGGCAACAGTAAGTAAAGTTATTGGCGGAACAGCAGGTCATCCTTCTACTAGAAGGAAGCCTTATTGGGTAGAGAATACAGTGGACTTTTCACTTTTCGATCCAGCAGCTAACGATGTGGTACAGATGTTAAGTGTACCAGCAGAAACTTGTGTTATTAACGCAGGACTTGAAGTACTAACTGCTTCACCTTCAAGTGTTACACTTGACTTAGGTGATGGCGGTGATGCTGATAGATATATTGATGGATTAGATTCTACATCAACAGGACATGGTGCACTTGTCGCTCACGCTTCAAACGCAGGTCATGTTTATGGTTCAGCAGATACTATTGACGTAACAGTACTTGGTGCAACAGACAACGCAAGTAAAATTAGAGTATGGGCAATCATGTGTGATGTAAGTGGTTCAGACGAAACTGCTTCAAACTCATCCTAATAATATAAAAAAGGGGGGAGCGTATGCTCCCCTTTTATAAACATGGCAACTTGGAATAAAACAGATACTGAAACAAAAGAAGAAATATTACAACAAGAACAAAAAGATAAATGCAATTGTTCTGATAAAATTGATAAGCTAGAACAACAAATAAAACAATTAAATACCAAATTGGAGGCAATAATATTTACTAGATAATGGCAACATATTTAACATTAGCAAATAGAGTTTTAAATGATTTGAATGAAGTAGAACTTACTTCTGCAAATTTTTCTAGTAGTAGGGGTGTTCAAACATCAGTTAAAAACTTTGTTAACAGAGCGTTGCATGATATTTACAATGAGGTAGAGGAACTACCTAGCCTACATAAAGAAACTTTTCAAGATACAAATGCAGGACAAAGAGAATATGAACTTCCTACTGCAGATTCTCCGCAATCAGGAGATTTGCAATGGCGTAAAATAGATTGGGATACAGTATATTTAAAACCAAAAGAATTAATTACTAATGGTGAGTTTACATCTGACATAAGTAGTTGGACTACAATAGCTGGATCAGGCAGTGTGGCATATAATAGTGGTGGTAATGGGCGACTAAGATTAAATGATTTTGCAGCTCATCAATCATTTAATACTAGAGTAAATACAGAATATAGATTACAAGTAAGAGCATTTGATTCTAATAGTACAGGACAGGCACTTAAAGTACAAGTAGGGACTGCAGCAGAAGGCACTCAAAATTTAAATACAACATTAACTGTAACTGATTTTGGTGAAGGTGAAGTATTAGATACAACTTTTACAGCAACTGCACAGACAACATTTATAACATTAAATAATACTACTACGGCTACTAACATGGATGTAGATTATGTAAGGGTATCTAGAAACATAAGTCCTAAAAGATTAAGGTATATATCTTATGACGATTATGTTAGACAGTATGCAGAAAGAGATAAAACAAATTTAAGTTCAGCACAAGGTGAGCCTAAGTATGTATATAAAACACAGAGCGGTAAATTAGGATTATCACCTGTACCTGATAGGAGTGATTATTCAGTTGTATATGAATATTTTAAGGAACATAGCGAGTTATCTGCTCATGGAGATACTCCTGATTTGGATGATAGATACGCTGATTTAATAGTTACAAGGGCAAGATACTATGCATATAATCTTAGATCTGACCCTGAACATGCAATGATTGCACAAAAAGAATTCAAAGACGGTATGAAAAGATTAAGATCAGATTTAGTCACTAAGCAACAATATATGCGTGATGAAAGGGTTAACCTAAGATACTATGGCAAAGGTATAATGTAATGCCAAATACATCTCAAATTGCACCTACAGTTGTAAGTTGTTTTGGAGGCTTGGTTTTAAATAAAGATGTATTTTCTATGAGACCTGGAGAAGCTTTACAATTAACAAATTTTGAACCTGATATAGCAGGTGGATATAAAAAAATATTAGGCACTACAAAATACAATACAAATATAGTACCTCAAGTTTCATCATCAAATGAAATTGTAGATATGGTTGCTATATTTAGTGATGTAGTTTTAGCAGCTCGAGGTGGCACTATATCTCGTGCAGGCACATCAGGTAGCTGGACATCTATAGTTACAGGCAAAAGCACAGCTAATCGTTATGACTTTGAGAGATATAATTATAACGGAACTGAAAAAATAATGGTAGCTACAGGCGGAGATGCAGCTTTTAGTATTGATAGTAGTTTTAATGTAGATGTGATAAACGCAACAGATGGAGGAACAGCACCAACTAATCCTAAGTTTGTAGCGTCTTTTAAAAATCATATGTTTTACGCAGGCATGTCAAATGCTATATCAACAGTACAGTTCTCAGGACCTTTTACTGAAGATGATTTTAACACAGGTGCAGGCACAATAAAAGTAGATACAACTATAGTTGGATTAAAAGTTTTCCGTGAAGAATTATTTATATTTGGAGAAGATAGAATATTTAAAATAGCAGGATCATCAAGTTCTGATTTTGTTGTAGTACCTGTTACTAGAAAAATAGGATGTGTTGATGGTAAAAGTATTCAAGAACTTGGCGGTGACTTGATATATTTAGCCCCTGATGGTCTAAGAACTATTGCAGGTACAGAAAGAATTGGTGACGTAGAATTAGGTACTGTATCAAAACAAATACAAGATAGAATAGCAGATATAGGAACTGATAATATAACTTCAACTATAATTAGAAGCAAATCTCAATATAGATTATTTTTTCCTACAACAACACAAACAGAGATATTAGCAAAAGGTATTACAGCAGTGTTAAAAGCAAATCCAGAAACAGGAACATTAGGATTTGAATATGCAGATATAAAAGGATTAAAACCTTCTTCTACTGATTCATTTTTTATAGATGATGTAGAAACTATAGTTCATGGTGGGTATGATGGCTATGTTTATAAACAAGAATCAGGTGGTGTATTTACTAGAGCATCTGGTACAGAAACGATAAGAGGATTTTATAGATCTCCTGATATGCCTCTAGGAGATCCTGGCATACGAAAAAGTATGCACAGCGCATTAGTAAACTATAAAGTTAATGAGGCAATAGATATAACAAATC